AGCGCAGCCTCCAATACGGAGAATCAGACGCCTTGGCTGAAGTCAAGACGTGGATGGAACACCAAGCCTACTACTTGACCGAAGCCACTGTTGAGCTGGCCAAGGAGCGTGGTCCTTGCAAAGATTCAGACCGCACCTGGTATGGTCGTGGTGTATTTCCTTGGGAACGACGTGCTGCCGGGGTCAATGAACTCACGGACTTTTCACCCGAGCTAGACTGGGAACCCTTGCGTGAACAAATGAAAACACATGGCGTGCGCAATGCCACTCTAATGGCAGTGGCACCTGTTGAATCAAGTTCTGTGGTGATCAACTCAACCAATGGCATTGAAATGCCCATGAGCCTGATCACAGTGAAAGAATCCAAAGCCGGCAGTCTCACACAAGTTGTGCCCGAGTATCACCGGTTGAAAAACAAGTACCAGTTGATGTGGGCACAAAAAGACTGCATTGGCTATTTGAAAACCGCGTGTGTGTTGGCAGCGTATATTGATCAGTCAATTTCTACCAACACATTCTACAATCCAGCACACTGGCCTGATCGCAAGGTGCCTACCACACTGATTGCTCGCAACCTAATGCAAGCACATCATTGGGGACTCAAGACATTCTATTACAGCCTTATCAACAAAGCCGGCAGTAAAATGATCAAAGAAGATGCACCTGCGCCCATGCTTGAGATTGATTTTGATCTTGAGGAAGACTGCGAAGCCTGCAAACTTTAACGTGTACCACGGCCCTCAAGAAAATGATAGATCGATTATACCAACAGTGGAATGTCCAGCCTGCTAATATTCATGGTGATTGTTTCACAGGATATGAGCATCTGTATGATCAATTTGATTTGATCACCAAGGATGTCTATCAAAGTGATCCCGAAGGCACAATTGAAAAAATTAAAGATCTGTATAGGTCTATAAATCTTGTGCCTATTGATTACTTTACAGAACAAGGCTTGATAAAAGAATTAAGACTTTTTCGAGATAAAAAAGTCAATGTAATAAGCAACAATGCATTGGGGTTAGGTAACAATCGCGGACAGACTATCAATAGATTTTTGTTTCCAAACATGATGACTGCAGAGCCCAAGGGGCGAGGCAGTAATAGTTTAAGAGATAGATTTTTAAATGACGCCAAATTAAAAAGAGCCATACGTATCTGTTTTGAATTTAGAGAAGGTGTCAAATTAGTTTACCCTACAGCATTACGTAGAGCATTAGAACTGGTTACCGGCGAAAACATTCAAAATTTTAAATCACAAAATGCTAGAAGCATTGTGGAACATTTATGTCCCGTGATGTGGGGATCAATATATGATTACTCTGCTGGGTTCGGTGGACGACTGTTGGGTATTAGCAGTAGTCGAATGAACTACAACTATGTTGGCATAGATCCCAACACAGAAACTTTTGAAAACTTGCAGTACCTATCTAGTTTGATATCGGAAGCATATGGTCGCACCAGTACATTGCATTGTGATGTAAGTGAGAACTTCCAGCCCGAAGATATTGATCTTGCGTTCAGTAGCCCTCCGTATTTTAATCTAGAAAAATACTGTGACGAGCCTACACAATGCATGGTCAGATGTTCAACGGTGGATGAATGGTTTGAATTGTATGTTGTGCCTACCATGCAACGTATACATCAAGGATTAAACAGTGATGGTGTATTTGCTACAAACATTGCTGATTACAAGATTACAAACACTCAGAAATACCAGGTGGTTGATAGATGGATTAGTACAGCAGAACAAATGGGCTTTCAGTATCAAACCACAATAAAAATGATGTTAAACACTAGACCCGGAGTGGGTAATGATAAAAAACAAGGTAGAGAAAAATGGGAAGGCGTCTATGTTTTCACCAAAAAATAAAATATGGCGACTCTGGGCAAAAGCAATAGGTAACAAAGCAGGCAACACAGACGCTGAATCAGATCTTGTTGCTTGTATACGCACAGCAATTGTGTTATGCTATATACTAACCAACCTGTTTATCATAGCAGGTGTAATAAGACACTGGAACAATTAAAATGTTAGAAACCTGTTGTGACATATTAGTAGATGCGTACAAACGCAATTGGATAACCAGTAGAGATGGCAATATCTCTATTCGTCACCACGACCGTGATCACTTTTATATCACACCATCGGGTGTGCGCAAACAAACGCTACAACCTGATCAGTTTAAAAAAATTCGATTGGTTGATCAGGTCAATCCTATTCCTCCATTTTTAACAAAATCCTGGCAAGAAGATCAGTACACTGACATCAGTTCTAATCTCAAGCCCAGCGGCGAAATGCCTCTGCATTTTGGATTGCAAAAAGAAATGGGACAACACTCAAACGATGTTAGAGTTGTTGTTCATGTGCATCCAACCTATTGTATTGCAGCCATGCATGCTGGTATTGATTTGAGTACTATTAGTAATGCATTTCCAGAACTCAATCGCTATACCAAGGTAGCACCAAATGTAGGTGATGTAAAACCAATTAGCCAAGAACTTGCTGATCAGTGTCATTATCGGTTGGAATTAGATGACCGTGGTAATATTGCCTATGACATAGTGGGCATCAAAGGGCATGGTGTTGTGGCTATTGATACAACACCATGGCGTGCTTATGAGCACATTGAAAGATTAGAACACATTTGCAAGATAGTTCTTGCATCAGGAAAATATTAAAATGAGTCAAGCACAATACAACTTATCAACCAAAACAGACTATCTCAATCGCAAGATGTTCTTGGACCCAGCAGGTCCTGTGACCATTCAGCGATTTGAAGAAGTCAAATACAACAAACTGGCCAAGTACGAACAAGAGGCTCGCGGTTTCTTTTGGGTTCCAGAAGAAATTTCATTAAGCAAAGATGCCAACGACTTTAAAGAAGCTAGTGACACAGTTAAACACATCTTCACTAGCAATCTCTTGCGTCAAACTGCACTGGACAGCTTGCAAGGTCGTGGGCCAGCACAGGTGTTTACTCCTGTAGTAAGCATTCCTGAACTGGAAGCGTTAATGTACAACTGGAGTTTCTTTGAAACCAACATTCACAGCCGCAGTTACAGCCACATCATTCGCAACATCTATAATGTTCCTAAGGATGTGTTCAACACCATCCACGACACCAAAGAGATTGTGGACATGGCGTCAAGCGTGGGCCGATATTACGATCACTTGCACATGGTCAATTGCGAAAAAGAACTAGAAGTTCCTGTGAAGGATCATGCACACGTCAAATCTATTTGGTTGGCACTCAATGCCAGTTATGCGTTAGAAGCATTCCGCTTCATGGTCTCATTTGCCACCAGCTTGGCCATGGTAGAAAACAAGATCTTCATTGGCAATGGCAACATCATTCAGTTGATCTTGCAAGATGAAATCCTGCACAAGGAATGGACCGCTTGGATTATCAATCAAGTGGTCAAAGAAGATCCGCGCTTTGCTCAGGCCAAGGCAGAGTGTGAAGCTGAAGTGTATCAACTGTACTTGGATGTGATCCGTGAAGAAAAAGAGTGGGCAGACTACCTGTTCAACCGAGGTCCGGTGATTGGACTCAATGCACAGATCCTAAAAGACTTTGTGGATTATACAGCGGCCAATGCTCTGAAAGAAATTGGCATCAAGTATCTAGAACCAGCACCACGCTCCACACCCATTCCATGGTTCAACAAGCATGTGGACACCAGCAAGAAACAAACTGCCTTGCAGGAAAACGAATCAACCAACTATGTTATTGGCGTCATGAGTGATGCCATTGACTACGACGAATTACCCAACCTATGATAGACGAATGGCATTACAAACGAGTCCAATGGCGAGAAACATTTGCATTGATCCCACGTCGTTGTGATCTCAGTGGTAGATGGATATGGGGCCGTCATGTTTGTGGCACTAGATTTATCACAGGACCCGGAGACCCAGTAGAGATTATAATCTGGAATCACCGTCACGAACACACCATTTATAGACTAAAAGGAAAACAAAAATGAAAGCAATTGTATGGTCAAAAGACCAATGCCCTTACTGCGACCAAGCCAAGGCGTTGTTGAAATCACGCAACATTGAATTTGAAGAACGCAATATCATGCATGGTTGGACACGAGAACAACTATTAGAAGCAGTACCAAATGCTCGCACAGTACCACAGATCTTTTTAGATGATCAACTGGTAGGCGGGTTCACTGAACTCAGAACAAAACTAACAGAAAGCAAATAATGGAAATTGGAAAAGTTTACACATTCAAACTGAACTCTGGCGAGGAAATGATTGCCAAAGTTGTGGACGCTGGCGAAGGGTTTGCCATGCTACAAGACCCTGTAAGTGTGGCTCCTGGCCCTCAAGGCATGGGACTTGTACCATCGATGTTTACCGCAGATCCTGACAAAAATCCCCGGCTAAATATGAATTGTGTTGCTATTCATTCATTGACGGATGAAAATGTGCGTATGAAATACATCGAAGCAACCACAGGCATCAAGGTGCCAGAAAAGCGAATTTTAGTGGGATAAAATGCCAGCAGTACAACGAGTAGGTGATGCAGACGGTGCAGGAGGCGTGGCCAGTGGTGGTGTTGGGTCAGTACGAGTCAACGGTCGACCAGTAATTGTTGATGGCAACTCTGTAAGTGCCCATCCACCCTGCGGTCAGCGTCGAGCCCCGCCCATTCATTGTTCAGCTGTCACAGCTGGTGGGTCAGGCTCAGTTAGAGCTGGCGGCATTCCTATAGTTTACACCGGTGCCAGCGACACATGCGGACATGCTAGATCTGGTGGATCAGACAACGTTAGGGTGGCAGCATAATGGCACAAGGTATTCTAACCCCACTGCAAATAACAGCAGCCTCGGCCTTGTTGAATAACACTGGCATTGATCCACTACCCACTGCATTGACCACTGCGATTGCATCATTCAATGCTGGTTCACCAATTCCAAATTTTCTCACAGCAGTGGCTAACTATACTGCCGCATCATTTGCTAACGCAACAACCCTGACATCATTGCTGACCATTGGCAACACAACCATTCCTGCATTAGGCGATAGCATTCCTGCTGCCTTTACCAATCTTACTCCTGTGTCCACTGTACCTGCAGGGTTTTCAGGCTTAATCCAACAAACTGGAAACAACTATTTAGGTAATGGAGATGTTGGCCGATTTGCGCAAGGCTTCATGGCTGTGCAAGGTTACATCAACTCAACCAATCAGTTTATTAATTCTTCTGTGAATGCACAAACCTATCTTGGTCCTACATTTACTAATATGGATGCTTTGACCACAAATAGCATTAGTGATGTGAATCCAGATTTTGATAACTTTGCCATAGACATGACCAATCAAGGTAATTTAACCAACTTGAATGATCTTCGCTTGTATGGCACGCCTGCAGGTCTTTTACGGCAACTGGCTGCAGAAGGCAACATGGTAGGTGGTGTGTTTAGTCCTGTACAAACACCATTGCTGGCTGCAGGGTTAACAGCCAAAGAAATACAAACATTATTAGCCGGACCGGATGCAGTTTCAGAAAACGAATATCTTCGATTGCAACGCCTGGCCTATCAAGGTATGGCCAATGTTACAGGCACAGAATTGCAACAGGTGTTAAGTATACTAGCAGTTACTACACCTGACATTAACAGCATGACTGACTTGTTGGATCAAACCAGGATATTCCCCTATAGTTATACCACATTACAAACTCCCACACCTGAAGGATCAGTTTTGGTATACGGAGCCGACGGCAGTGTGAACATGAATCTAGCTGATAACGTATCAGCATATCTAGCATCACCCAATGGGTGTGAAGATTTAGGCAAAGTGATTCCTCCAGCACAGGCAGTGTCCAATAAAGCTGTGCAAGTGGCACTTGAACAAGTTACCAACATTACCAATGCTACATTGCCTGCATTGGCTGCCACAATTAATACTGCACCGCGAACACCGTGGAATATCAATGCATTTTATCTGGCCGACAATTTAGTAGCCGATGCTCCGGCAGTAAATGGATTGGCGCAGTTAAATCCAGCCACTGTGTTTTATCGTGCTCAACAAGACGTGCCTGCAGGTATAAACATCAATAACACTGATTATTGGTTGCCCACGACAATTGCTGGACTCAGTACCATGGCTGGATTGCCATTGATCCAGGCTCAGACCGCAGCCATTGATTCTTCTGTAGCATCATATTTTTCCAGTAACATGGCCACTGGCTCGGGACCTGATGGTACTATAACCACTTGTGATGTAATTGGTACTGCAATTGATCACAGTAACATTGCCGCACAACTGGCCATTGCCACTTCAGCCATGGCCAATATTGTGACCCTAGATGCCAGTAACATTGCCAACATTAATTCAGCCTACCTAGCCATAGCTGGTGCAGCCAATGCCACAGTGGTAGTTGCCAACATAACCAGAGCTAACGGCAACATCACTAACATTTACAACAACGCCAACACTCAAGTCGTGTCCAATGTCGCAACATTAAACACAGCATGGTCCGCCATTGCCAATGTGCTCAGCACAGAAAAAACATACCAAACATCCGCTGGCATTGATTACACCAATCTCCAGTCAGGTGAAAAGGTCAGCACAATGAGCTTTGTGCAACAATTGCCCATTTATGGTACTCAAACCAGTTCATGTGGTCCTGCTTACTTTCTTGAACAAGTGGCCAATACCAGCATCATTGGTGGCCAAGCCATAGTGGGTGCCTTGCGCGAAGGACAAAACAATCAAGTTTTGAATGCGGCAGGATTAGGGGTCAACACCACTCCTGCGGCACGGTTAGCAGTGACTCCTGTGCCTGCTGTGACTCCTGTGTACTAAAGTATACATTTTCTCTGGTTGACCAATAAAGGCACTGTCCGCTATAATTAGGGCATGTGGACCAAAATACAACGCAAAATACTAGATTACTACTATCGTACTAATTTTACAGTAGTAGAACTCCTAGTGATTGTAGGGTTATTATTTTGGTTGACCAGAAAAGCCTATTTTGCTATAATTATGGCATAGTAAGCAACAAAGGAGCCACAATGAAACTGCTGATCACTACCCAAGTTTATGAAAACTACGGTGCCCATGATTGGGACGGTGTAGGTGAGTGCCCTGAGTACTGGAAAGCCAAGGGCGGTTCTGACTATGTGATCCGTGATTTTGATCCTCTGCGTTATGCACCTGGCGTGATTGTGGACTTGATTCGTCCCAAAGTTGAGTCAGACTCAGAGTACTTCCGTGAGCACATCATTGACTGGTCAGTGGAGGCTGATGACTACCTTACTGAGTTTGAACAAAGCCAACTGGACTACGAAGGCCAGATCCGTTTTCCTGCCAAAGAATTAGAATTGGCTTGACCAATAATTCCCAATCTGTTATAATTTAGGCATAGTAAGCAACAAAGGAGCCCCGAATGACCCAAATGTCCAAGATCCAGCAAGTCAACTCTGCAATCATGTTTGGTGAGTTCTCAAACACTGAGCTTGACAGCATCATCAGTGCAGTGCAATTTGCCAAGGCCAGCCTGCGTAAACACAATATCCGCCAATTTGCCAAAGGTGACACAGTGAAGTTTCACAGCACCAAACGTGGCATGACCATGTCAGGCACTGTGAGCAAGATTGCCATCAAGTATGTGACAGTGAGCACTCCGCAAGGCTTGTGGCGTGTGCCTGCTAACATGTTGGAGGCAGCATGACATTTCGACGCTGGTTAAATCAGCGTTGGTATGCTCACTGCCTTGAAATAGAAGAATGGACTGGCCGCATGCCGCCCTATCCAATGTCTGAATATTTTGCCAAATACAAATATTGGCTCAAACGAGAATACCGTCATCAACAAGGAGAAAACTATGGGTCTTGATATGTACGCTTATGTGGCCACCCGTGAAGGCCAGCAACGCGACTATTATGAAGGTGCCGAATGGAACGACGACGCCAAGGATTATGTAAACACAAAGGTGAACAAGCCACGTGAGATTGCCTACTGGCGCAAGCATCCTAATCTGCATGGCTGGATGGAAACATTAGCCGAACAAAAGAAGTTGAAATATGATTCGTTCAACGGCGTAGAAATGGAACTCACTGCCGAGGACTTGGATGCCCTTGAACGCGATGTTAAAAAGCGTCAATTGCCTGTTACATCAGGATTCTTCTTTGGTGACAATTCAGATCAACACTACTACGACCATGACCTGGCGTTTATCAAAGCCGCTAGAACAGAAATGTTCATGGGCTTGAAAGTGTTTTATAACTCATCCTGGTAAGGCGTTAAGTATATGAATGAAACCGATTACAGCCACTCAAGGTTTGACGCCATAATGGCCGCAGGATGGATCCGAGACCTAGAAAGCTCTGACAGTCGCATTCACAAAGAGAAAGTGATTGAAAAAGCCCTAATGGCTGCAAAATTGGGCAGTGCCGATGCGCAGTGTTTTTTGTTCAATTGCTACCAAGCCTACAATCCGTTCTATGTGTTTGGTATCCGCCAGGTGCCTGAAACTGAGGGGCTGACTGGTTGTGCCAATCCTTGGACACAGTTCTGGGCCATGCTAGAAGCCCTGCGCACTAGATACATCACAGGCAATCGTGCTAGAGAAGCAGTTGAAAAAATGAGCCAGCAGTTTGACTCAGAAGAATGGAACAATCTAGCCCGTCGTGTGTTGATCAAAGACCTGCGATGCGGTATCTCAGAAAAGACCATCAACAAAGTTGTGGGCAAGACTGAATATAAAATTCCCATATTCTCATGCCAGTTGGCACAAGACTCAACAGACCATCCCAAGAAAATGAAAGGTATCAAACGCCTAGAGTGCAAGTTGGATGGGGTGCGTGTGTTGGCAGTGGTCAGTGGTGACAATGTCACACTGTACAGTCGCAATGGCAAAGAGTTTGAGAACTTTCCGCAGATCGCTGATGCCATTGAAGATGTTCGCAAGCACTTTCAATACGGGCGTGGCACAGGTGGGCATTATGTGTTGGATGGTGAGATTGTGGGTGAAAATTTTCAGCAACTCATGCGCCAAGCACATCGCAAATCAAACGCCGAAACCACAGGCATGGTATATCACATTTTTGATATCATCCCACTTGAAGCCTTTCAAGAAGGCCACTGGAATGCACAGCAACACAAACGGTTAGAATGGCTAGAGTCAGCCCGACCTGGCCTGGAAGAAACTGCATGCCTGCGCATCATGCCTGGCTTGGATGTGGACCTAGACACAGCCGAAGGGCATGACATCATGCAACGCTATGCCGAGGCCGCTGTGGAAGGTGGCTTTGAAGGCATCATGATCAAGAGTTTGGACGCACCTTATGAGTGCAAACGTTCGGACTCGTGGATGAAATGGAAACCCACAATCTCAGTAGATTTGACTATTGTGGGATTTGAGCAAGGAACTGGTAGGAACGAAAACCGGTTGGGTGCTATAATCTGTGAAGGAGATGATAATGACCGTAGAATTCGTGTTAATGTTGGCAGTGGGTTTAGTGATGCTCTTCGCGATGAGTATTGGGCCAGTAGGGATCAGTTACTTGGTCACTTGGTTGAAGTCCAAGCGGACGCAGTCACCCAAAACCAAGACGGAACCTACAGTCTCCGATTCCCCAGGTTCTTGAGATTCCGTGACTTTGAAGCAGGAGAAAAAGTATGAGTAAACGAATTGGTCCTATTACGCTTGACGGCGAAGCAGCCGATCGAATCACTGTGCTCGCTCTTAAAGAACAAAGAGACTATCTTAAAAAAGAACTGAGTGACTGGAAGAAAAATCCTAAAACGGATACCAATCCAGGCGGATACTGGTTGCACCCTGAAGATGTAGCAATCAACACTCGCATGGTCGAAGCATTGACTACAGTTATTAAGTATTACGGGGGATAAACATGAAAATTGGTCTAAGCTACAGCCGTTGCGTTCGCGACATTGTGGAAGGTCGTGTGGACATGAACGATGTATTGGTGCTGATCACTCGCACAGACTTTGATCCCAGAGATGACGAGCAGTGGGCAGGCATCTGGGATGGATACTGCTTCGGTGGCGGTAGCCGAGCAGAATGGAGTGCCTATGATTTCAACAGTAAAGAAGATGAAGATAAATTCCGCAGTGTCAGCATTGAACTTTGGGAAACTGGTCGACTACACCAGCCACGCAAGTTTGGCGCACACCCAAGTCGCCGGCAAGAATACTGGTTGGAAACAGTATTGCCGGACAGTGAACTTGAATCTCGCCCGGCAGTGAAAGATGCCTGGGACAAATTCCAAATGGTTGCTGGATTGACCAATGTCAAAATGGATCGAACTTATTCGTAATTTAACTTAGGAGATTCCCATGTGGAAACTTGTAATCCCTGCACTAGCAGTGGCTCTAACAGGATGTGGTGGTGGGGGAGCTGGAACTGGAACAACTTCTCAAGTGGTCGATGGCGTTGCTATTACTGCTGGATTTATTTCTACTCCTGCTACCTTTATTCCAAGCCTTGTTACTGGTAATTTTTCAACTGATGGTGCCAAGTACGTGATACTTAGCGGCTGGTATATTAGAAATACCACAGCACCACCAGTAAAAATATACCGCTTGTCCGATAGCACAGTCTCTGATGCCACAGTAGATATCCTCGGTGGCAATCATAGTATCTCAGTAAATTATCCTGTTGTGGCTGACTTTAATCGTGATGGTGTTGATGACATCTTCTTTGCTGGGTTTACTGATATACCTGGGACTTTAAATAATGCAAGTACAGCGTTTATCAGCCGTCCAGGACAAAGCCATCAACAAGTAAATGTTCCAGGTTCTACATGGAGCCATGGCAGTGTTGCAGCCGATGTAAACAATGATGGGTTTATTGACGTTATAAACAGTCAAGGTCATATATGGACCAATGATGGCACTGGACAGTTTACATTTAACACTCGCAAAGACTGGCAACAAGGACATGCTGAGTATATTGCAGGCAGTGGAGTGTGTGCAGGAGATTTTGATCGTTCAGGAACCACACAAGTTGTTGCAACTGACTTGTCTATGAATGGCACATTACCACTCCGAGACACTTATATTTTTAAACTGGATAACACACTTGCACCTACTCGGATGGCTATATTGCCCACACCTTGGTTTGACATTGGCAATACAACAGCAACAGAACTCAGTCACGATGTTAGTTGCACAGTGGGCGATTTGAATAACGATGGGTGGCAAGACATCATTGTGATAAGTGCCAAAGAAGGTGTTACTACTACTCCAGAAAGTCGTGTGCAAATTTATTTGAATCGCGGCAATTGGCAGTTTGATGATGTAACTAGTTCAGCAATGAGTGGATGGAGCACAGCGGTATTGAGCAGTTACACGCCGCTCTTGGTTGATTACAACAATGACGGTCGGTTGGATCTTTGGTTAATGGGGTGGGACAATTGGGGTCGTAATAGTAACCAACTCTGGACAAACTCAACTACCACATCTTTCGTTCAAACAAAACAAACAGATTTTGACCAATTATTGACTAATTTTCAAACAGTAACAGGTGCGCCATCTAATAGACTGGGCATTATGATTCCTGTAAAAGTAAATGGCACCTGGAACTTTGCGTATACCAGCGCAGTTGCCAACAAAGTTTATGTTGGTTATGCTCGAACACAATGGAGTTTGCAATGAAAAAGATTTACTACGAAAAAAAGGGACGCAGGTATGTGCCTGTGAGTGAATATGACAGTGAGTACTTGGACAGTTTCTCTCGGGGCACACACATTGTGATGTGCTACCCAGGGGGACAAAGCCGCCGGTACAACATTGATCCCAACTATGCTGCCATGATTGCGGCAGGACGTGTGGCCGAGGATGCTATTTGTGATTCTCTTAGAAAAGCCAGCGAAATGAAACCACAGAGAACTCCCATTACTCCCGGACAAAAAAAAGCCTGGGAGAAGCTGGCCAAAGAGTTTGGTGATGACTTGGCTACGCTGAGCTTGGGCTGTGCTAGAGATCATGCCGATGCGGCAGTTAATGCCATGATTGCGGAAGCAGACAAACTCATGGCCCATCCTAGTGTGCGTGATGCATACGAGCAGTTTCAAACTGTGTGCAATTTAGTCAAACAAAAACAAAACACTTGACAGCCACCTCGAGTGTTGTTATAATTACTGTGCATGATCAAAGAGATTGGGTAGTCTAATGGTGAGGCGGGGTGAATCGATAACCTGGGCCTGCTTGGACCGTGGCAAGTTAGACTTAAATCCTGTAGGTTGCGACAAGGACCTCGATCTTAGGATCAAAACTGGGCTGATACCCCGGGAGTATGCCGAGAGGATAAATCTGGAAAGGTTAGAAATGACTGTCAAAATTGAGGGCTCTGCGTTGAGTATCCCTGAGTCACTTGACTCGCTTAAAGAAACGCCTTTGGTCATGCACCGTATTTGGTTTCGATTGCACTCCGTTGAAGAATGGTATGCAGTTATGAAGGAAGCTAGGGCAATGTTTGGAAAAAACTGGCGCACTCAAAGCAGGGTAAAACGCAGATTAGAACACACCTCATTGTGGGGAGTTTCATTGCAACCTGTTCTAATTTGGTTTGAAGTGCCAGATCAGACCTTTGCCACATGGGTGGCAGTAAAGCATGCGGTGATTGCCATGCCACCGCCTGGTAAATAATTTTTATGATATTTGGATTTGGAATTCTCGCCACCGCATTACTCTTAAGTGCCGTAGCTGCCTGGTACTCAGTGGCCGGCCTTACTGCTATATTTTCAGCGGCTGTATTGCCGGTGATCATCATGGGCGGTTCACTAGAACTGGGCAAAATTGTTGCCACAGTGTGGTTGCACAACAACTGGAAACGTGCCGGCATTGTGTTCAAACTGTATTTGATACCAGCCATAGCATTCTTAATGATACTGACCAGTATGGGTATTTTTGGATACCTGTCAAAAGCACATTCAGATCAAAGCCTAGTGTCAGGCGATGTTGTCAGCAAGATAGCAATATATGATGAAAAGATCAAGACCGAAAAAGAGAATATTGAAGCAAACCGTCGGGCACTTAAACAGATGGATGAGGGCGTGGACCAAGTATTGGGCCGCTCAACAACAGAAACGGGTGCCGAAAAAGCTGTGGCTATGCGAAGAGCCCAGCAGAAAGAACGTGCTAGACTTCAAGCTGAAATATCACAGTCGCAAAAGTCTATTGCGGAACTTAACGATGCCCGTGCGCCTATTGCCGCTGAAGTACGCAAGGTCGATGCGGAAGTTGGACCGATAAAATACATTGCAGCCTTGCTGTACGGGGACAATCCTGATGACAATCTGTTAGAACGTGCAGTGCGTTGGATGATCATAATGATTGTGCTGGTGTTTGATCCACTAGCTCTTACACTTATCCTAGCTGCCAACAAACAGTTTGAATGGGCACGACAAGGCACAGGCGGATTTGTACACGACGAACCCCGGTACGAACCTGATGATGGGCCACTCACTGACGAACAAATAGAACAAATTCAGGCCAGTGCCGAGCCCTCAAAAGATCCACATCCAGTAGGTTGGATGTTTGGCGGCAAAGAAGACGAACGACCATGGAACGAACGTTATCCTTATCTTGCCAAGCCTTTTGATCACTTCAAAGATCTCAAGCCTATGGTGTATAAAGCAGAGGATGCCACTACTCCAGAGGACACAATACCTTGCCACAAGTGTGGTACTATTCTATTAAATGCACCGGGCATTGGACTATTTTGTCCTAATAAAGCGTGTGACGTAATAGATGGGCCATTTAACGATACCGATAAACAAGTAGAAATTATTTTTAATCAGCCATTGCCCGTAGAAGAAATTGAAACATCAGAGGTAGACCCCGATGCTGCCGTCAAGGCTTGGAAAGCAGCCAATCCAGACGACACTATCAAAGCACAGCGAACCAAGTTGGCTCGTGGGCAAATTGATCATTTGCCCTGGCAAGAACCCCCAGCAACCACACATGCATTTGGTACAGAATTTCCTGACCAGCCCAACAAAGGTGATACATATTTAAAAGTAGATGCCATACCCAGTCGGTTGTACAAATACAACGGAAAGAGTTGGATACATATTGACAAAGACCATTCAGACAATTACACTTATGACACGGCATACATTGATTATCTCATCGCCAAAATTGACTCAGGTGAGTATGATCCAGATTTGCTGAGTGATTTAGAACAAGAACAAATAGCCGCACGGCTCAACCCTGAAACCAAAATATGAAATTAACTGAAAATCCTGATAGCTGTAGTTTTTGCAACAAGCACAAAGACGCAGTGATCAAACTCATTGTGGGAGAAGACGTTGCAATATGCAATGAATGTGTGGAATTGTGTGAGACTTTGCTGGTAGATGAACCCACAGTCAAAACTACAGAACATGTCTCTCTTGATCCAAGGCTAATTCAAAAACATCTTGATCAGTATGTTATCGGGCAAGATCGAGCCAAGATGGTGTTGGCAGTGGCCATTGCCAATCACTACAAGCGCATACGCAATCAGGACAAAAATACCGAAATTGAAAAAGTCAACATTCTCATGTTAGGCCCCACAGGGTCGGGCAAAACGTTGTTGGCCCGTTCAGTGGCTAGATACTTAGACGTGCCTTTTGTGATTGCTGATGCTACATCTTTAACCGAAGCAGGATATGTAGGCGATGATGTGGAAAGTTTGATTTCGCGCCTGTACACTGCGTCAGGCAACGACATTGATAAAACACAACAGGGTATTGTGTTTGTGGACGAAATAGACAAGGTCAGTCGACGTTCAGAAAGTCAGAGCATCACACGAGATGTATCAGGCGAAGGCGTACAGCAAGCCTTGCTCAAGTTGGTAGAAGGTACCAAGTGCAGAATCACACCCACTGGTGGACGCAAACACCCCAATGGTGAAACTGTAGAAATTGACACCACCAATATTTTGTTTATTGCTGGCGGTGCATTTGTAGGTCTAGATAACATTGTGAAGAACCGTATTCGCGGCACGTCAATTGGATTTCAAGCTGATGTGTCAGTAGACCGACCAGGCGACCTTGATCAAGTAACTCCTGACGACCTAGTTAAATTTGGTATGATCCCGGAGTTTGTGGGACGTTTTCCAAGTTGGGTTGCACTAAACGAACTTGCACTAAAAGATTTAATATCTATCCTAACAGAAATCAAACACAGTTATGTAGATCAGTACAAGTGGTTGTTTGTGCAAGACCAAGTCACTTTAGATTTTGAAAAAACAGCACTAGAACAAGTGGCCAAGAACACTCTAAAAAACAAAACAGGAGCACGTGGCCTTCATAGTGAACTAGAACGTGTGCTACTGCCACACATGTTCAACTTGGCACATTACAAAGAACAAGGAATTGACCAAGTAAAAATCACTGATGACTTGGTAAATACTCCTATAGAATTAAAGGCACCCAATGAGCAAATTGCACGGAAGGTCGGTAATAGTCGCTGACGGCAATGTAGAAAAAGCATTGCGTAAATTCAAGAAAAAAATTCAAACATCAGGCATTCTTAACGATCTGCGTGATCGTGAATTCTACACCAAGCCCACCACTGCTCGCAAACTCAAACGCAGTGCTGCCAAAAATCGCTTGCGCAGACAACTGGCCGAACAAGCACTACCTAAAAAAATGTACTGATGTACATTGAATTTCGGTTGTCCTCAGACTTAGTTCGAACCAAACTGAATGCATGGGCAGTAAAATACAACATCAAATACCGTACTAAAGTATTCAAATACACCTTGCGGGTTACGTTTGATTCAGACGAATCTTATACACTATTTGCAATGACGTGGGTGCCACACCCAGACCATCCAGAATGGACAACTTACCGCCTGGTAACTGACCTAAATAATAAAATATAGTTTTTCTTCGTGTATAATAAATAACAATGTAGTGCCCATAGTGGGGCTACATTACAAGTCATCTTGCTTATATAAAGGAGAAAACAAATGACAAAAACTCTCGCCCTTCGCTCTTTCGACATTCCCGCAATTCACAAATTTGGTATCGGTTTCGATAACATGTTTGATGAACTCATGCGTGTGAGTGCCCAACAATCTAGCACAAACTATCCACCTTACAATATTGTACAAATCAATGAAGATGAGTACATGATTAGTCTTGCTGTGGCTGGTTTTGGGCTTGATAATCTTTCAGTTACCAAGGACAAAAAGTTCTTGATCATTGAAGGCAAAGAGTATCAGTCTGACAGCGAAAAGATTGTGCCAAACTACCTGCACAAAGGTATCAGCAACAGAGATTTCCGTCGTGAATTCCAGCTTGCGGATCATGTGGAAATCAGCAATGCTCACCTTGAACTTGGTATCCTAAGCGTTTACTTGAAACGTGAAGTGCCCGAAGATGCCAAGCCAAAGACCATTGCGATCACCTACACTTCCTAATATAATAGTGTAAATACAGTGGCAGCAATCCTGCTGCCACTGATTGTATAGCAAAGCAAGGAATAGAAATGGCACAGAGCGATACCCGCACACGAATCAAACCATCAGAGGCTGTAAAAGAGCCACCTATGTTTCGCGTGGTTTACTTGAACGACAACGCAACTTCCATGGAGTTTGTGGTCGAAAGTCTGGTTGAATATTTTGAATACACTCCCGAAACCGCAGAACAAATCACCATTGACATTCACGAAGAAGGTTCTGCTTGTGTGGCAGTGTTGCCTTACGAAATTGCCGAACAAAAAGGTGTTGAAGTTACTGTGAGTGCTAGAGCACAAAACTATCCGCTCCAGATCAAACTGGAACCCGAAACAACTTAATAATCAACAACCACACGCAGTGGATGATACACATACTGCGACCACGGTGTTTGCCCGCGACCACGACAATTGTTAACATAACGAACACCATCTCGATACTGGTCAACTTTGCCGTGATAGTGTCCAAAACACCATGTATCAATTTTGTGTTCGGTATCCACGTCTAGTGCATTCAGCATGTGCCTGTTGCCCATGGTGTTGAATTTGAGTTTGTCTGCTAAATCAATGTCGTGTGCGATCAATGCAGGCATGGGCACAGTGTGAGTGGCTATGACAATTTTCTTTACGTCTCTATGAGTTTGTAGTTTTTTTACACTGGCTATCAAGTAGTTGGCATCAGTGGTGCTGGCCCGACGTATGGCGTTATAGTTATCGTGCGTGAAGTTATATTTTTCGCACCACCAATCTCTTACTGCTTCAGGATCGATTGTGTTGTCAAAGTCAAATGCCCACCAACCATTTGTGCCCAAAATAGCCACACCATTGATCACTACCACGTTGTCTTGTAGATACACCACATTGGGAATTTGACCAATTCGTTGACTCATTTCTTCATAACTGAATGCAAGATCATTAAAAAAATCCACATGTTCATCATTACCGTCAACATAAAACACAGCTTGATAACACTTTCCAAGATGCTCGAGTGTTTTGTACAAGGATGCTCGATCTTCACACACATCGCCCAGCACTATACAGTGTGGGCTAGTGGCTCGATTGGTCCAGTCAAATTCACCTTCCCAGGTGCTAATGTGTAAATCAGAAATTAAATCAAAGGCAAGTTGCATGATACATATTTAAAAGGAAATAACAATGAACATAATATTTGGCGACGCTATTAACACTGTATCCAGTGCTCACACTGTTTTAGAACTAGACACATTCAAGATAATGCCATCGGAGCAATTGGTAAAGACCTATTGTGTGATTGACAACTTGCCGTTGGCAGAGTTTCCGCGATTAGAGTCTAATAAACATATACATCAACAATTAATAGAACAGTATCAACTACAAAACTGGGAATTCTGTCGTAGCGCATTGCATTCGCTAACAGGCTGTTGGAATGGTGAAATGGACACTTTCTATCAACATTTGTCCGAACGTGTTGATGAATATATTGCCAATCCGCCAGGCACAGATTGGTCTCCAATTCTAATTAAATCTTCTCTGGCAGCATAGGTTGACAATTTGCATTGTGTAATATTTGCCACATTTTTACAATCTCTTGTCTAGGTACAGGCAGTCGACTTGTTGTGTTTTTGAATGTTTGTAAAAACAACTTAAAATATGCTCCAGTTTGATATTTTTTCATTTGTTCGGCCGCTTGCTCAAAGTTTTGTTTGAACTCTTCGATGACACAGGTTAAAAATTCATCGCTAAAAAATCTATCTTTGTTGTGGCTGCAAATTGCCTGCATCTGTTGATACAACACCAGTTTGTCAGCGGTGCTCATGGCAGCAATACGTTTCATAACATCAATGATAGCCTGCATCCTTTCTACCGGATCTTGCATGTCATCGTAGCTTTCGTCAATCAACGGTGAAAATGTTTTGAATCCATATTTGCGTAGATATCTAAGAATGCCTGGCGTACCTAAGATCATAAAAGGATGCCCACAAGCAATTGGCCGCAGAGTTTTTTCAGTTAGATGCCATCGTTGATCATCAACTATTGTTTCTAATACTATTTCAAGTCCAGTTTCTAAATAATCTTGAGAGCAGTAATCAGCACTGGCTGAACTGTTGGTATTGTTTGTTGGAAAGTGGTTTTCTAATTTGTGGTTGTTAATTTCAAATGCAGAATTACTAAATTGGTGCTGATGATAGTGTTGTTCGTCTATTGGGTTGAACCCCATGCGACAGTGTTGAGTTAGATTGTGACTGACCACAAGCTCGGCAAACTTCAATCGATACTCTCGGGTTCCTTGCCAGGCTCGATTATAAATTAAAAAATCTTGCTGCAACTCACAAGACTGACTGTTGAACTTGGGATCTATGTTGGCATATCGAAACCAGTCTCGAGCAATCACAGCATGACTCCACCAATAAACTGTGACTGCTCCGTTTTCTTCAAACCAAGTTACTTCAGGACTGTTGAGTTCTGAATGCACAACAATTATGCGATCATATTTGTTCATTGTGTTAGCCGAAAGTAATCGATATGCATTCAATGGAATATCTGTAATGCCACTTGGCACTTTTGGAAAATCTTTTGAATTTAGCAATTCCTGATCATGGCAAAACACATACATTTTGTTGAACCGATCAATCTTGGTCATATTCAAGTCGATTGCAAGCAATTTGCAATCCTGCATTTTTTTTGATCCATGTGGAAAATAACGATAAATTAAAACATCATGGTTGCAAATGTCTTGCAAAAAATTGTATAATCTATCTAAAGGAACGCTCATGGCAAAAATTGGTTTTATTGGGATTGGAAAACTTGGGTTGGACTGTGCCGAAGTTATGGCTGAGAAACATCAAGTGTGGGGGTATGATATTTACCCACGAACCAGCGACTCGGTAAAAGTCTGTGGCATTGAAGAACTTGTGGACAACAGTGAATGGATCTTCATTGCAGTGCCAACCCCGCATGCAGAAGGATATGACGGGTCAGTACCATCTAGTCACATGGAGCCTCGAGACTTTGGACATGACGCTGTGATTGATGCCATTCACAATGTGAACAAATATGCCAAAAGCAGTAAAAAAATTGTGTTAATAAGCACAGTACTGCCAGGTACCACCCGCAAGAAATTTGTGCCATTGATTGACGCCAAGCATCAGTTTTGCTACAATCCTTATTTGATTGCCATGGGATCAGTCAAGTGGGATATGGCCAATCCTGAGATGGTAATCATTGGCACAGAAGATGGATCACTCACTGGGGTGGCCGGCGAGTTGATTGATTTGTACAAGACCATCATGAAAAACGACCCACGCTATGAAGTTGGTACCTGGGATGAATGTGAAGCTATTAAGATTTTTTATAACACTTTTATATCAGCCAAAGTTGGATTGGTCAACATGATTCAGGACTTTGCATTACGCATTGGCAATATCAATGTGGATGTGGTTACAGATGCACTAGCACGTTCAACCATGCGCATCATGGGACCTAAATACATGACAGCAGGCATGGGCGACGCAGGTGCCTGTCATCCACGTGACAACATTGCATTGCGTTGGTTGGCAAAAGAATACAACATTGGTTACGACTTGTTTGACACAGTTATGCATGCCAGAGAAGTACAAGCCAAAAACTTAGCTATGTTTTTGTTAGACTTGAGTGTGATGAACAATAACTTGCCCATTGTGATTCACGGCAAAGCATACAAGCCTGATGTGGAGTATTGCATTGGCAGCTATTCAACGCTGGTAGGACACTACATTGAACAAGAAGGCCGCAAGGTAGTTTATGTTGATCCACTGGCCGATGACAAAACTCATGTGGTTGATAGTGTAGACGAACCAGCAGTATTTTTGTGGGCACACAATCGCAAGATCACGTATGAATACATAGGTGATCAAGCAGATACTCAAGCATATTGCACAATCGTGCCGGGCAGTATTATTGTTGATCCTTGGCGCAAACTTAAATCAACTGACAACGTTGAAGTTGTTCATTATGGCAACACACGTGGTTTTTAAATATCACATTGACCGGTTTTGGGATGATGAATTCAAAACATTGGACTACATCCAAGAACCGTTTAATGATCCAACAAGTGTAGCTCTTTGGACTGCACAAGGATACACCAGCAAAATTTGTGGGGGCCTGTGTGACATGCGGCATCGACTTCCTACCTGGGCTGACAAGTTTATTAAAATATACGAGGCTCAGGGGTGGAAAGATATTGGCCTGGCGTTTTATCGCATGAGTACTGACACAGTGATGCCAGTGCATCAAGATTTGTACAAACGCTATGTTGAACTTTTCAATCTTCAAGGACAAGAAACTTCAATTCGCCGTGCTTTGTTGTTGTTGGAAGATTGGAAACCAGGTCATTATCTTGAAGTAGACGGCCGGCCTTATGTTGACTGGAAAGCTGGAGACACCGTTGAATGGGTGTACGATTTGCCACATATGGCAGCCAACATTGGTCTTGAGGACCGCTACACATTACAAATTACTGGACACATATGATATCAACTGTTGACGAGTGGAGCCCACTTAAAAAAATTGTAGTAGGCAGTGCCACTCACGCCAACTGGCCTGTGAACGATCCTGTGTTTTCACGAGAGTCAGAAAAGACCACTTGGAAAGAAACACCTGTGCCAAGTGGGCCTGTACCACAAAGAATAATCGACGAAGCCAATGAAGATCTGGATATCCTAGCAACCACACTGATCAGTCTAGGAGTAGAAGTTGTACGTCCAGATCCGCTTAACTTCCAAACTCATGATGGCATGTACAACTACTGCCCACGTGATAGATTTCTAGTGTATGGGTCTACTATAGTGGATCCTGCCATGATGTATCCCTGTAGAGATATGGAATTGCAGTGCTATCACGACATTGTGGATTCAGCTGACCATTATCGATTCATGCCACGCAACGAAGGCATGACTTTGGATGCTGCTAATGTGTGCAGATTGGGCGACAAGATGTTGTACTTGGAATCAGCGTCGGGTAATCGAAAAGCCTACAGTTGGCTGTGCGACCAGTTTCCAGATGTCACAATAGAACTGTGCAATTTTTACGCCGGGGTACACATTGATTCTACCATTGTGCCACTACGCGAAGGCCTAGTCATGCTAAACGGTCAGAGAGTTGGGTTTGATACTGTGCCCCGAGTGTTTGATGGATGGCATAAAATTTGGATCAACGATGTGGTTGCTCAGGATTTTTACCGTTATCCGTATGCATCAAAATGGATTGCCATGAACATGTTGGTGGTAGATCCACACACTGTGATCTGTGACGCTGACCAAACCGAATTGATCAAAACCCTAAAAAGTTACCAATTTGAAGTGATTCCCATGCGGTTGCGACAAAGCCGCACTCTAGGAGGCGGCTTCCATTGTGTTACGTTAGACCTTGTGCGGCAAACCAACTGATTTGTGTCAAGGAGCAACGTATCCTGGATCACCGGGTTCGGCTTCTTCTTTAAGAACACAATGAATTTGTAGTGGGCTTAGATTTTGGTTTCGCCATGCTACCCATTCAAGAGCTTTTTCTTTGTCGGTTTGATAAAATCCCAAAAGTGTAGTACCATCGCTATTTTTTGTAAGATAATCAAGTGGATGCGGGTCAAGAGAAAATAACTTTTGTACATCTGCTGCCTCGTAAATTTTTGCTAACACTGCGTCATCTGTGCCATTTTGTTTGCCAATAGCATGAACGTCTTCAATAGTGTCTGGAAAAACTGATCCCACTGCCCATTTAGATTCAATCCAATATTTCATAATGTTTACCTTTTTCAAAAAGACTTGACACAACTGTCTAAATCTTGTATAATATACTTATGACACACACATCTAGATTTGGCTTTTGTTGCAAATGGCTTAATGATCCTGAGGAAACTGGGGGTATGAAAGTTAATGCTGTGGACCGTGATATAAACGGAAGATCAACTACCATGCGCTGGCTTCGTGAGCATGCTACCGAAGCTGATCAGCGTCAGTGGGATATCATGAACCATAACGCTGCCGCTGCTTTGAAAATGGTTGAGCGTGTGGGCACAATGGAACCCGAACGCAGAATGGTGCGACTGGGATCAGAAATGTTACAGGGCTACACAGAACCCTCCTGGATCAATTGGTGGCAACGACGTGAAATACAAGATCACTGCGAACGCATATTCGCGCCGGTGGGTGACGCTGCTCGGCGTCTTGGCGTACGGCTATCCTTCCATCCAGGGCAATTTTGTGTGCTGGCAAGCGAATCGGATGAAATCGTTGAACGAAGCATTCTGGAATTCGAGTATCATGCAGATATGGCCCGGTGGATGGGGTATGGAAACACGTATCATGATCACGGATTTAAGATTAACGTACACTTATCAGGCAAAGGCGGTCCTGCAAAGTTTCTGCGAACCCTGGGCAGATTGTCTCCAGAGGCTCGCAACCTCATAACTATAGAAAATGACGAACTTACAAATGGACTTGACGTTACTCTTGCCGTGGCTGATCATGTGGCTCTTGTGTTGGATATCCATCACCATTGGATCAACACCGGAGAATACATCGCCCCTACGGACTCACGTGCGCAACGGGTTATTGAGTCTTGGCGTGGTGTGCGTCCTACACTACACTACTCAGTTAGTCGTGAAGACTGCCTTGTTGACCACTCTCGCACAGTAAAGCCTGACTTGAGTGCGCTGTTGGCACAGGGCTACAAAAAGCAAAAACTGCGAGCTCATAGTGACTTTTATTGGAACGAAGCTGTGAATGACTGGGCGCTGACATTTGCTGATCAATTCAACATTCAGTGCGAGGCCAAAGGCAAGAACCTGGCTCGAGACCAATTATACCAGCAATGGCTGGCCACACAATGAACAACATTTTAACCGGCATATTTGAATGGATCAAAAGTGATTACAAGACCCACCCTTTTAGGTTTGTCATGGAAGTACTGGCTTGGGCTATCAGTATTGG